AGCATCTTGCGTTGTACTCCCTTTGTTTGCCATTGTTCCGCTGGCTCCTACACTACTACCATTTGTAAAGGTCTTTCCAGACAGCACATCTCCAGCACCTGCTGTTCCTTTTTTGGTCGCGCTTACTCCTGCATTATACCCACCTTTATAGTTGGCACTGTCTGCATTTACTCGCCCATCAGCGGCGCTTACTCCCGCATTGTATCCACCTTTATAGTTGGCGCTGTTTGCATTTACCCGCCCATCGGCTGCACTTACTCCTGCATTATACCCGCCCTTATAATTCGCACTGTTTGTGTTTACCCTATTATCAGCATCTGTTACGCCTTGGTTATATCCTTTATCAGTGCATTGTGCATAACCATTTCCGTTATGATATCCTGCTGGTATGGTAATTTTAGATGCTGCTGCAACCGTCCCTGTCCACGCTCCCCTATTTGGCATTGCGCCTGTCTTGCTGATTCCAGCAGAACCGCTGCTAAAAGTTTTGTTTGCCAGCACATCTCCTGTCCCTGCGTTTCCAGACACAGCCGGAACGGACACCTGTGACAGCCCATCATATCCAGTATCTGGTTTTATTGTCTGTGCTGCTGTACTTAAGGCTGCATTCTTTGCCTGCAGCTTTGGACTTGTCTTTATATTCCCTATATTTGTTGCCATTGTCGCAAATGTTGCATCCGCTGCGGTACTGACACCCTTGCCAGTAATGGCGGATGCTATCGCTTTTTTCCCATTACTGGCAGATGTAAAACAATCATCTATTTGTTTCTGTAAGGTGCCTTTACTTTTTACATCCACATCTCCTACAATGGATTTTATAAGGGTAAACACTGTCACCCAGATTTCATTTAACATGCTGTTACCTCCTCCTTATAGCTTTGTGAAAACTGTATTGAATGCTGTACTGGCTGTATTTTCAAGGCTGCTGAATGCTTCTGTTACCGCCTTTTGTGTCATTGCACCATCTGTATTTGCGCCGGTTCCCGCATACAGTTTTGTAAGCCCTTCTTTTTCCACAGTGCCCATTCCGGCATTCCCTGCTGGAACAAACTTTTCTTTTATCCTATCCCATAGGGCATTCAGACTTTTAGAGTCAAAGACCTTTATTTTTTCTTCCAATTGCGGTTCACCTCCTTATCACAATGCCATCACGGCATCTGCATTTTAAATACAGATTGCCGCAATCTCTTCAGGCGTTATCGCCGTCAAGGCTTCCTTTTTCACAAAACCGCTAAAATCATACACGCCTGCCATTGCATCCCATCCAGTATCTGTCCAGCATACGTTTGTACCAGCAGGATACTTGTGCCCTGTACCTTCAACAAACCGATTATCTGTCGTAAAATCCTGTGAAATGTTATAGACGTCACCTGCCGCCATTCCTTCAACGGGCAGATTCTCAAAAGCAATGCTTCCCTGTATTTTATATACTCTTGCAACGGCTGTCTTAATGGCATTGTCTGTCTGCTCTCTGGTATATGCATCTGCAATCCCATAACCTGCAAGACTGGTCGCACTGTCTGCTTTTCCACTCAGCACAGAAAGCAATGCATCTGCAAGGTCATCTACTGTCACCTTATCTTTTGTTGCAAGTGCACCTTCTGGAATTGTAAGAGATACTGCACCTTCATTATCCGCCTGCACTTTCTCGCCATTCACTTTAATGTCTTTGACATTAATTGTATTTAGCTTGGCTTTTAGGTCATCTGTAAAATCATTTGCAGACAATCCTTTTCCAGAAACCTTCTTTACAAATGCGGCTGTTATCTCATTCCATAACTGTGTCAGCCCTGCTGCATCCAAAAATTTCATTAATTCCTCGTTCATGTTCGTTCCTCCTTAATCATTCTTTGTTTACTATGTTCAATATTTGCGATGATGTTATTGCAAATGGATTTGCAGATGTCTCTCCTGTCCATTGTGTATTGATTGCTCTTTGTATTTCCTCTGGGGTTAATGCAAATGAATTATCTGATGTTTCTCCTGTCCATTGCGTATTGATCGCTTTTTGTATTTCAACAGATGATAATGGCGTAAATGATTCTATAATCTTTCTGTTAAATACATAGTTAAATGCGGGTTCAATATCTTCTCGATTCATCATGTTTCCAATCACAGAACTGGAATAATCTTTTAAACTTTCTGGAATTGTCTTAAAAAGCGAATAACAAGCAGACGCCACATTATATGCATTATCATAATCATCAGCAAATTCAACTTCATTATAGTCAGAAGCATCTCCTGCCAACTGTTCAAAAGTCAGATAGAATGGTACCGCTATATTAAAATAATCACCATGGCCTCCGCCACACTGACAATAACTTTTTATATTATGACAGTCATCTCCTACATATGTATATACCTTCTTATCTGCAATCACCATCTGTCCAATTACAAGTTTTTCTACTGCAGGCGTTTTTATATAGATTTTCATTTTTTCATCTGTCACCTGTGGAAAAAGCATGGCTGTTGTTCTGTAAAATGTTTTCTTTAATACAAAATCACTGTCATTTACATCTACAACCACCCCTGATGTATTGGAAACCTTCAGATATATTACATATTTATATTCCACCCTTCCACTGCTAAATGGCGGCATTCGATCTCCATAAATATCTTGCCCCACCAAAAAAAGCAGCTCCGTTTCCGTCTCATCATCCATTGCAAATATTCCAAGCTGCCGTATTTTAAATTCCGTGTCCAGCCCAGAATTTGTCACCATAACTGTTATCTCTGCAGTTTCTCCATTCATTCCAGCATCTGCTATCTGTATATCCGCCTGTTCCTCCTCGACATCCGTAAGATATTCTGGATTACTGCTGTAGTCTGTCCCAACCTTGGCCTGTGTCAAATGCAGACTGCTTCCATTAATAGAAAGTCCTGCCAGCAGCTTTGCTCCAGCCCTGGTCAATACATATTCCATTCGTATCTACATCTCCTTCCGTCGTCTTAAATGTCTTTCCCACTGCTGCAATATATATTTTCTTTTTATTTTCTCTTAGAATACGATTCACAAACGCATATCCCAAATGTGCTGGACGTGCTTTGTATACGGCTGCAGCCGCAATATCCATATTTTCCACCAGATATCCTGACTGCACATAGATTTCAAACCGATATTCCTGTGGAATTTCTCTAATCTCAACCTTATCAGCCCCTAAAGTCTTTAACACAAGGTTTTCGAGCATTTTTACAGTCGCTGGTGTTCTTGTATTCAATTTTCCAAGCAGCTGTGCCCTGCGCTGGTTACGGGTTAAAGTACTATTTTTCTCAATAGAAAATTCCTGTTCCCAATCATCAATAGAATATGTGGCAGAAGAAATATAAAACTGTCGAATCATATCCTCAATACTGCAAAGCAGTCTGTTTATTTCAGACTGATCCACTTTAAGGAGCTCTGACATCTCTTTCATTTCCCTTACAAACTGTGGCAGACTGTCTTTTAACATATCATTCCTCCAGTCTTACTGTGGGCATCACCGCAACAGGAAAATATCTGTCCATCAGCACAATACTTCTTTTTTCTCCGTTTAGTGTATAATCTGAAATATCCTCAATTCCTTCACACCCAAATATTACATCCGCCAGCTTTATATAGGATATTCTGGCATTCCGTCGTGTTAATCCTGCCAGATAATCTTTTATAACTTCATAGAGCATTTCCTTAATCGCATCTGCAGTATATCCTTTCTTCGCTGTCACTGTTACACTGATAAAAATATCAAAGCTTTGTGCTGCCAGCACTTCCACATCTGCCCCTATTGGCCTGTATTTCTCTATTTGTTCCTGTACTGCTTCCAAAAGCTGCAAAGACGCAACTTTGTTTCCCTCAGCGATCACCACCACATCAACCGTACCATTCCCGCGTGCAAGATCAAAAATCTGTACTTCTCCTACTCCGGTTACATCAAGCGCCCATTCCCTATAGTTTGCAATATTCCCGCTGGTAGCAGGCTCACTTACATGTTCTAATGTCCTGCTGCGCAGAGACTTGTCTGATTCAGTATCATATCCCCCTAACGCAGCTGTCTCATTTGACACAAGCTCAATATCAGGCTCTGCACTGACAAGGCAGTCAATTGCACCAGCGCCCACATTGCCTTTTTCACCAGGTATTTCGCAAATACAATACACTGTCACTTCCCCTGTTTGAGGTATAATAACTGCTTTTGGAAGATTAAAAATAATATCATCAGCCCTGACTTTTAAGTCTTTATATATTCCTGGTTTTCCTCTTATTTTTACTGTTCCTTCTGCATAGGTTGCTTGATTCCTATAAATTCCATAATCGGCACAGCACTTGTCAAGGTCCTCTCCTTTTGCTGTGGATACAAAAGCCTTATCATAAATAGGCTTAATCTCACAGGAATATATTCTAGCCAGCTCATTTGCCACTGTCTGGAGCATATCCCCAGTCCATGTTCCTTCTATATCTGTTATATCCAACGCAAGATTCGCTTTCATTCGAGCCAGAATAGCCTCAAAAGTATTTTCCGCATCACTCATTGTATACCTCGCTTTCATACGTAAATCTGCCATAAACAGTAGTGACATCAAACATTATGACTGTCTTTTCATTGTATATAAATTGAAAATTATTTAATTCCTGTATATATGGATTTACCATAAGACACTCCGTAATATAACGTTTTGCTTCACTTTCAAAGATATCTTTATTTGTTGTCCTTCCTGGCAGTTTTTCCATTTCTCCGCCATATGCATGTGTGTATGCCTGCCATGTATATCTTTGTGTTTTAAGCGCCTTCCATATCCAGATTTTTATTGCTTCATCTTGGTATACCTTATAATACTTTCCTGCCCTCTTTAACAGACAGTTGTTTTTAAAATCATATGCCATCTCTGAAAACAATAAAAAAGGCCTTTCTGACCGTTCTGCATGAAATGATGTAAAAGGAAAAACACCCATTCTATCACATCTTTCCTAAAATATATAAACTGCTGCCTGTTTTCTGGACGATAACACTATCGCCCGCCTTCAGGTTAAAGGTATCGTAAAGTGTTATTAAAAAACTTTTTAATTCTGATGATATGCCATATTCTTTTTCAATTTCTGCGCGCACCATTTCTGGCATTTGGGGAAGCCTGCAGCGCACCCCGTTTGTAACTTCGACATTGTTGTACTTTACACAAAGCGGGTTTACAGACACAACCACTCCTGCAGCCATTGGCTGTTCCTTCTTTTTTTCACCCTGGCGCTGCATTATCTGTATCATTCTACTGTACGCATTTCCTTTCACTAAACCACCTCCGAAAAATCAAGTGTCAAGTTTACTGTATGCTGGCCTGATGAAAAAGTATGGCTGTCGCTTGTTATATAAAACAGTCCTTGTATCCTAGAGTTTACCTTTTCCACAATAATTGATTTTCCTGTTGTATAATTAATATTCCCTTTCACGCTAATGCTTCCTGAATTTTCTAATGATTTAAAGAGTTTTACAGCTTCCGCCATCATATCCTTATCTTTACTGTCATGCTTATATACTTTCTGTATAATTCCATACTGGGTATCTTCACTGTCAGCAGTGGTAATCAATGATGCACTGGCATTAATGACTGCCACACGGTTTATCATATTCTCCATGCTGCTTTTGTATTTGGCACTGATTACACTGTCATCACCAGTTACTATACCTGCCAGACAGGCACCTATCTTTTCTACATTTAATATGGTGCCTGTCATATGAATATATACCCTGCTGCCCACACATTCATATGCCTCTGTAATCACCTGATAAATTGTCTTATCTCCTGTAGCAAGAATATCCACCCTGCCAGCATCATCTGATACTTGTCCAACGTCTATTCCAAACATTGCCAGAACCATGTTTGTAACTTGGCAGGGCGTTCCTTTAAATGCTCCATATACTTCGCTCTTTAGATAAAATGCATAATCTGCAGCCTGTATGCTCTTTTTTATCTCAGACTCGTCAAAGTCCTCTGTTATCACAATGCCATCAAACAGAAGTTCTTCATCATCAGAATACATTATCACTCTGCTGCCGATTGATATTTCAATTGGCACTATATCTTGTGAAATGTCTGTATACAGATAGTCAAATGCAAGTTTCCGCGCCATCTGGTTTATATCCCCTGACCACGTTATTGTGCCAATATAACTGCTCACATTCACTCCATCTGCTATTATTATCATTGTGGTATCTCCAATACTTTTCCAACAGGCAGTCTCTTTGGATCCTTTATTTTATTTTTGTCTGCAATTTCTCTCCAGCGCGTTCCATCACCATAATACTTTACTGCAAATCCCCACAATGTATCCCCTTTTTTAACAGTCACTGTCTTAGGCGTTTCCTGTGTATCTGGTCTCTGTTTTAATCCAGTATCTGTATAGTTATCTGCTGCAGAAGCCACAGCCATAATGCTGGAAGCTCTGTCTTCTGTAAAACTCCAGGATACCTGTATGTCTTTCTGACCTTCTGTATAGGTTTCTGCTGATGAATTTACGATAAATTTATGATTTATGTTTGTTCCAGAAATAATAAGCCTTACGCTTTTCTGCCCATTCTTTGCCTTATTGACTACGTTTATCATATTCTCTGGGGGTATCCCTTTATAGAATGGAGAATCTGGTGCGGGCAGAAAAGTTTGTATTGTTACCTTTATTGGATTCCTATGCCCTGGAAGCATTACAGTGCCGATGTTTAACAATTCCATTGACTTGTCCCCATTTCCTGATGTGATCTGTATCTGCTTTGGATTAACTGCCAGCTCAAACTGTCCTTCCTCTGCTGCTATTAGTATGCTTCTGGTTTTCGCCATTACATATTCTCCTCCGCTTCCTCAATTTTTTTAATCAATTCCTCTGCTATCCTTTCAATATCTGCATCGTTTTTTACTTCCATATTTTGGATTGTTATATTGATATCTCCTCTTTTTGGAGGCTGCGGCGTCTGCTGCAGAACCGTTGTAGTTTTGTCTGTTCCCCCACTTGCAAAGACAGCCGTTTCCCCTCTACTGCCTTCTGGCTGTACAACTGGACTGAAAGTATAGTTTTCAGAAGCCCATCCTTTCCTGTCAAAATCAGATCGTCTTATCATACTTTTACTGTCAGAATTGGATTTAATCTTTGTTCCTGAAGGCAGATGCATTAACTCTGGTCCATGCTCTCCTACCGTAGTCCATCCACCACCATAGTAATTTGTACCTGTAGCATTTGCATCTACATTTTTGCCGCCGAAAAATCCCTTAACTTTCTCAACTGCTCCCTGCACACCGTCCGCAACACTCTTTATGGCACTTCCAAGTTTTTCTAATACTGGACCTATCACATTCCAGACAGCCTCTATCACACTCTGTATTTGGGGAAATACTGCTCCCACCACTGTTCCAATCAGTTCAATTCCTGCCAGTGCAAGGTCAAGAACTGGCGATATAATCGACCATGCTGTAGAAAGCACTGATGCAATGGCAGGACCTACTGTCTGGAAAATTTCTGACAGCACACCTGCATGTCCTCCTATCTTCCCAAACACCGCCTGAATTTTCCCGCCAATATCTGTCACTATCTGTGCCACAACAGGAAACACGGCTGAAACGACCGAACTGATTCCTTCAAATATACCGCCTACTACGGGAATCATTGCTGCAAGCGTGGAACCAACTGCACTTACTACAGGCTGTATATATGGTACAATTCCGCCAAAACTGTCAAGCACCCCCTGGATACATGGCTTCACCTGCTCAAATGCAGCGCCAAAATCCGTTCCAAGCTGCTGCAGAACTGGTTGCCATGCTGTCCATACATCTGACAGAATGCTTCCAAGCCTTTCAATCCCTGGTCCAACTTTATCAGCAATGCCCGACATAGCAGCTTCAAACTGCGGCATCTTATCTATCAGTTTCTGCAGGGCACCTTCAATATATGGCAGTGCTTTCTCTCCTACAGAAGTTAACATATTCTGTCCAAAATTTTTTACTTTCTGGACCATTGCCTTAAGGGAACTCTGCTGTGTGGCAAACGCGGCTTCTGTAGCTCCTCCTGCCTCCATCATTGCCGCTGTCTTTTCATGCCATGTATCTGCAAGGTCTCCTGTCAGCCCAAGAACAGCCTGTTTGGCAGACTTGTCTGAAAAAAGGTTGGCAAGGTCAAGGGAACTGCCGCCCACCTGGTCCTTTAATTTTAAGATGACTCCTTCCAGCCCTTCTGCCTCCAGCGCTGCTGCACCAGAAGAATAACCCATGTTTTTTAGTGCCTTGGAAAGCTTGTCTGTCGGGGATAAAAACCCTGCAAGAACACCTTCAAGCTGCGTGCTCACCTCCGCAGTATTTCCAGTAACACCTGTCAGCGTTGCCATAGTCCCATAAAGGGCTTCCTGTGTCACACCAAGCTGCGAACCCATTGCAATTGCTCCGCCCATGCTTGCTGCAAGTTCAGGGAATGAAGTCTGGCCTAATTTTACTGTAAGAAAAGCCAGGTCTGATGCTTTCTGCATTGCTTCTGCAGAGGTATCACCATACGCTTTTGTAACAGAACTTAACAGATTGACAGAATCTGTCGTTGTTGCATTTCCAGCTTTTGCTGCCTTTGCTGCAATCTCAAGCTGTTTTACATTCTCCGCTGATTCTCCAAAGGCGGATACAACTTGATACAGTCCATCTGTCAAATCACTGGATGCAATCCCAGTATCATTACTTACTGCCAATAACTGGCTGCTGTATTTTTTTAGTTTGCCGTTGATATCTCCGTCAAGCAGTGTGCCCACATTTTTCATCTGAGCCTGATAATCAACTGCACTCTTTACTGCTATTCCTGAAGCCGCTGTAACAGCCGTAAATGCTGCTGCCGTACCAACTACAGCCCCTTTGCCAAGAGCTTTTAGAGCCCCTTCTGCTCCTTTTACAACCAGCTTTACAACCTTATTATCCTTGATTTTTGCAAGATGCTGCCTTACCCTGCGCACCCCGTCTATCGCATTCTGTGTATGTGCCACAACATTGATTACTCTCCTGCTGATTGGCTCCATTCTCCGGCGCAGACGGTCAACAGCCTGATATGCTGCGCTGGTCCTTATGCGCAGTTCCCTATCCCGTAGCCGCTGTTGGTCAAGCCGCTGCATCTCCTGCCTTGCCCTGTTTACAGCACCGCGGAATCCCCTGGCAGAATTTTGTGCCTGTCTCAGCACACCTGATACATTATTCCTTAATACAATACTGGCGCCGAAAACATCCACGCTAAATCCCACTCCGTTTCATGCACAATAAAAACAGCCTTATCTTTTTGTTTTAAGCTGTTTCTCCACTTCTTCTCTGTTTAATTCTGCAATTGCAGCAAACAGCACCATCTCTTCCCTTGTCCGTGCCAGAAGATACTCTGGGCTGATTCCCCGTTCCATCCAGTAGCTTATGGTCTGCATCTGCCAGGAGCTTTTTATCAGTTTTTTGCCTCTGCCACCTCATCAATCGATTTCACAGAAGATTCCTCATACACACCGCTCAGCTTCATAATCTCCTCAGCAATACTGCGTCTGTCCGCACCTGAGAACATATCGCAGATCTCATAGTGCTGCTTTATTACTTCCGCCTTTACAAGTGCTGCAGCATTCTCCTGCAGTTCTGGACACGCCATATAAATCAAATATTTATCCGCCACCAGGCTGTCATCTGAAAACTCCATGCAGTCACTAATTTCCTGGTCTGTCAATCCCCTTATTGTAATATCCACCCCTGCTGATTCCACACGCAGCCTCTTTGTAACTTTCTTTTTCCTCTGTTCTATCCTCTCTTTTGCACGTCTTGCAAAATCACTAAATACATCTGTATGATTTCCCATAAATTCATTCCTCCTAAGCATCTTTTATCTGGTCTAGCATTATCATATCTGTTGGGGTAAATGTAAATGGATATTCTTCCTTTATCACTGCGCCCATTTCCCATGTCTTGGCAAACTCTCCAAGCGCAACATTTCCTATCTGATAGCGTTCTGTCTGTTTTCCGACTGCATCTGGGTCTTTTAGTTTGGCAATAATGCTGCCCCTTGGGTCCCTGCCTTTTACAATCTCACTGCGCACATCATCAAAACGTGTGTATACTTTTTTAACTGCAAGTGTCCCTTCCCCTTTTAATCCAGTAACCTTCGTGTCCACGTCAATTCCCATCTGCACATCTTCCCTGTTTACTGTTATTTTGGTCTCTATCTTCTCAATTTCTGCAATCTTAAAGCCATTCCAGTACACTTCTGCCCAGGTTCCAGTTAAAACCTTATTTCCTCTTATTTTCTCTCCCATAACATATCTCCTACAAGCTTATTTTCAAATACAAATCTTCCACTGCATCCAACAGCTTTATCTTTCCTGCCAGATAGACAGCTGCCCCTGTATTTGTTTCCCTGATCTGCTGTTCTGTCAGATCATCTGTATCCATGCCCTCCATTCGCAGGTATTTTAAGATTGCTTCCATGTCCAGATCAACATAATGGTCATTCTCCTTATCTACCACGGTATCTTCAAGGTCTTTTAGATACTGGTTTATGGCTCCTATCAGCAGCTGCTTATTATCATAGGTATTGTTCATCTTTCCTACAAATGCATCTTCAAAAGTAGAGCGAATATCATACCGAATGATGTCAGCACCTTCTATCACCTTTATCTTTTGAAAATCCCTAGGGTGGTCTTGTGATATTGTCTGAAGCGAAGTAACACCTCTTGCAATCTTATACTTGCTGCCGTCAAATATAATGATAAGTTTTCCTTTATCTATCTGTGCATCTGCATCATCAAAGCATACCGCATCCACAATCTCTTTTAGCTCATAGTACGTACTTGACTGTGTAAGCGGCACCGCCGCTAATATGCCAGCTATCCGGCAGCTGTATTCCTGTGCTGTATATGTTACTGCCTCCAAATCCCATACTACAGTCACAGCAGGAGTTGCAAAATTAATAACTGCTTCACAGTCTGCCTCATAGTCTGCCAGTACTGCCTTTGCCTTTTTTCCCTCACTTCTGATTTTTTTAATAAACGCCTTTATGATATCCCCATCTGATTTGTTAAAATAAGGGCTGGCCATGTAGTCAAAGTTAATATACCGGACCAGTTCAAGCGTTGCTTTTACATCAATAACTCCATCCTTTACTATAGCACGTACACACAGCACCTGATTTGGTTCTGCCTTAAATGTCATCTTTATATAATCATAGTTTCTTTCTGTCCAGTCGTTCTGATTCACTTCATCAATCCCCATATATGGATTCAGCACCTGGCTTTGTGTTTCATCCTGCAGAATCAAAACTGCCATTCCCCGCCCGCTTCGTTTAATCAGCGTTGCCGACTTTTTCAGAAACTCAATTACAATCTTTGGTGTGCCCATCCTTAAACCTCCTCTAATCTAAAAAACAGCTTATCTGCCAGAGGCTCCTGAACTTCCACAGAATCTTTATCAATAAAGCTGATACGAAATACATAATGCCCCACACTGTCTGTAATGTTGCTGCTGGCGTCCTGAACTGTAAAATATCTGTCCCTTACTTTAATAAAAGGTCTCACTATGCTGTCAATGTTATCCAGCATATCCTGAATATCGCGCCGTTTTGTATCCATTCCGCACAGATATGCAATATCCACAAGAACCGATTTTTCTGAAAGATTTCCTGCATCAAAAGTAGAAGAACCCTGCAGCTCCACCATAATCTGTAGAATCTGCTGGTCTTCACCAGCACTATCTACAGCATCCTCATAATTGCGTTCCTGCTGCAGGTCTTCTCCTGTTATGTACAAGACACCTGTTTTTTCCAGAAGCGCTGCCAGTGCCTCTCTAATTTCTGTGGTCCTTATCACCGCATCGCCCTCCGTAAATCCTCCAGCATAGCCTCTATATCCTGTTTCATATACTTTTGTTTGTAATTGTCAATAGAATTTTTCAGCATATGTTTTCCATGTGCAAATCCTGCTGTGCGTCCTCCTCTTACAATACGATGCCCGTTGTTTACATAAGCGGCATATTCTGCATCATTTAACACCCAGATACGAATATCCCCTGATTCCTCCACACGGAAAAACCAATGCCGTCTTAAGTTGCCTGTATCTACAGGTGTCAGTCTCTTGGCCTCTCTGACAAGCTTTAGACCAATCATGCGGGCGTGGCGCAGTACAATTGTCTTCTGCCAGCTGGTCATTCCTACAGCAAACATGGCTTCCAAATCTTCCAACGACCGCATCAGACCACTTCCTCTACTTCAAATGGTGTCTCTGCATGGGAAGCATACCGCATACTTCTTCCTGCATGTCCTTTATATGTCTGGCCTTCCTGTGTAGCCACCACTACAAAATCCCCAGCCCTGCACCATATATCAGGAGGGGAAAATATAGTGTAGCTGCTGTTTATCGTGTTCCTGTTATTTGCACTGTCCTTCTGCGGTGCGTTATTTGTTTTGACGCTTAACGCACACGCCGCATCTTGATAGACCGTTACTTCCTGCGGTTCTGTCTCATGTGTCTTTTTATTTTTCACATGATGTCTGCGTGTCACTGTCATTTTGTCCTGATATGTCACTGCCAGTATCTTTGCCTCCACGTTTTGCATTTCTTTTCTGTCCTTTCTTTTCTGACCTTTTTTCAGTTGTCCCCCTGTATTTCAGTTTTCTAAAGCTGTTCATTATTGCGCCCCCATCATCTTACTTTTAAGGTTCTAAAACCATTCATCGCTTTCATCTGCCTGTTCGTACAGTTTTCTGCTGTTATTGATGTGTTGTAGGTAATTTGCGTATCACCGCGCTTGATACTAGATACTGCACCAATGTTATCCGATGTTACAGTACCGTTCACAAGTTCCCTAACAAGATATTCCAGCTCATCTGGGCAGTGTTTCCTGTGACAGTATGCACAGACAGCGTTCATAGCGTCGTTAATCATTAACAGCAGGAGGTCGTCATTATCTTTGTTCTCTTCTGGTATCCCCTGCTTTATCTTTATTTTTTTTAACGTCTCATTCGTGTCAATCATCTTGAACCCTCGTTAAAAATCGCTGCCTCTGAAGGCTGTTCCTGTGCAGAATCAACCACTTCTATAGACTGCTGTGTTTTAGGAACAGCTATATCTTTTTCTATGGTTTCTTTTACTTCTTCTGTCTCTGTAACATCTTTCGCCTTTTTTACCGACTCATGAACTTTGTCAGTTATTTTTCTTCCTGGCGTTTTCTTTTTCTTTACTGGTTTGCTGACCGCTGAATCTTCTTTTATAGAAGATAAGTCCTCCTGCTGCACTGGTGTTATATCTTGATAGCCTTCTGCCAAAAGTGCCGCACGCTGCACATCTGTCAGTGCCTTTTTCTCCCTGTTCAATTTCCGCATAATATACATATGGCAAATCCTCCAGCTACTGCCTGCTTACCCTTATCTGTTCCCGCTTGTTTGCCTTTACCCACACATCATGATAACGGCGGTATGCAATAAACCACGCATCCGCTTTCTGATATGTGGCAGGATCTATAATCTTCATGTTGTCCTGCTTTGTCACTGCAATTACAATGCTTTGCGGCAGAATAATCCAGTTCATTTGTCTTGCTGCAGTTCCCTTAATAAAGCCGCCTTCTTTTTCTCCCTCTGCCTTCCCATCTTTAAAGATATAACTGTCCCACATTCTTGCAGAAGGAACAGAAACCAATGTACAGTTATCAATTGACTTTACTTTTGTGTTAATCGTTCCCTGCGTAAAATTCACTACTTCTACATTTTTATGAAACTTCTCAAGTTCCTCCAGCTGTGATTTTACCTTTGTATTGATGGAGCAGATTAACGGCATGTTCTCACCAACAATATCCTGCACTGCTGCAATGTCACTTTTTAGTGCCTGAAATAATGTCTTTGCATCTGGGGTATATGTTGTAATATTTGCTGTCTCAGCATATGCTGCAACTTTGGAATATCTGTATGCATCAATTTCTGGAACAACACTGCTGCTCTGAAATTCAGCAGCTACATTTGTTGCAGATGCCACAAAATTTGACTCGTCTACATCCATTGCATCAATTAAAAAAGAGGTGCTTCTGTCCATCTCCATTGTCATTTCCTCATAGGAAAGATTGACACTGCCCTCTGGATATCCATTATCCTTATCATAGTCTTTTAACCCCGATGTGCTCAATGTTGGTATCTTTACCTTGTTGCCGCCCTTATAAATAACATCTCCTGTGTTTTGGTCCATCCAGCCTGATGTCATCTCCGCCACTGCTTTCTGATCCAGCTTTGTCTGTAATAATGTTGCATACTCGATTGTATTTAACGCCATGTTCCTTCTCTCCTTTTATAATCCCATAATTTTATTCATCTGTGCTTCCATGTCACTGATGCTAGTACCACTGTCTCCGCTTCCAGTCTTAGGTGCCTTACCTTTCAGACGCGCTTCCACCTGAAGCTGCACTTCTGCGTCAATCGCTTCTTTTAACAGTTTGACATTCTGCTGTGTTGCCTCTGCATCAGCGCCGATTACCATGTCAACAAAACTGTTTGACAGCTTTTCTTTTGCCAGCATTCCTTTTGCATCTGCCTTAAGCTCACGCAGGGCAATGTCTTTTTCGCGCTGCTCAATATCTTTCTGGCGCTGGTCTGCCTCATATTTTGCCTTGTCCTCATCAGACATCTTTTCTTTTTTCAATGCCTCCTCTATCGCTGCCTGCCGCTCTCTTTCAAAATCTGCACGCATCTGTGCAATATAAGCGGCATCATAAGTCTTTTTTTCAGCGGCTTCTTTCTGTGTTTCTTCTACTGTCCCATCGTCTGCCACTGTAGTCTCCTGTGCCGTTGTTTCCTTTACATCGCCTGTTTCCTGTTTTGTTTCTTCACCCATAACTTTTCTTCTCCTTTACTCACTTTGTTATATGTTTATCCTTCCATTCTTCATATGTCATATCCGGCGGAATCGGATAAACTCCATTGTCATTTTCTGCCGTCCTCTGTATAACAGTGTTATCAAATGCTGTAGCAGCTGTTGTGCTCCTACAGTTTGGATGCATTGGCGGATAATTGATTCCTGGTACTGCATCAATTATCTTAAAATGCTTTCCATCTAAGTTTCTACAGACGGCACTGGTTCTTTTATCCAGTGCCGCCATATATTCATATTCTGTCACACCGCATTCTTTATAGGCGTCAAGTGACGCCTGCTCATATGTATATGCTGTCTCTGTCCTCACAAGACGCCTTGCATTGCTATAGGAAACATCAAGCCTCTTTTGTACTCTGCGTGCAAGTCTGCCTATATCTTCACCCTTAATCATTCCTGTCGTCAGACAATCCTTTAACTCCCTTTCAAGATTCTTCACATTTTTATAGATGGTCTGGGAAAAATTTGTGCGGTCTGACTGACTAAGCAGTGCCTTTTCCACTGCTGCTGTATTTATCCTTACAAAACCATAGCCAAAACCTGTATGATGCTGTATCTCATAAATCCCCTTATAATACGCATCTTTATACTGCTCATCAAGATAGGTATATAAACTTATCTGGCTGGTATCTTGCAGGTTTAATAAAGCTCTGTCAATATCTGCCTGTAAAAGTTCCAGCCTTGTTATATTTCCTCTGGCAGCAAACATCTTTATTTTCTGTTCGTGTTCTGTCCATTCCTGTTCCATCTGGTCCACAATCTCTTTTGGCAGGCTGTCTTCTTTATCCCGCAGTTTTTGCTGCAGTTCTACAGAACGCATACAGTATGATTCCCAGTCCATATCTTTCAATTCCGCCTGGGATATTTTCTTTTTTGCCTCCTGCAGGGTTATTCCGCTTTCATTGGCATACTTCTGATAAAATGCTTCTATCTCCCCCTGTATTTCCTCATACGCCTGTCTATACATTTTTTCCGCATGTTCCCTAATATAGTTCTCAGCGTCGTTTGTTGACAGTGCCTTGTCTTTTAAGTTTCTTTCCTTCCAGTACACATCACTTGACATTTATATTATCCACCTTTACATAGGGAAGCTGCTCATTCTCCATCGTTTCTTTTTGTATCCGCTCCATCTCTTCCCGCACATTGCCCACTATATTTTGTGGCAGTGCACAAAGCTGTGTCTCCTTTGATACAATGCCTTCCAATTTTCCAGCATTCTCAATTGTCTCTGTGTCATTGTCAATAAAATTGCGCTCATACTGTTGTTTTATACTGTTGGGATCATACTCCTTATTCTGCATCAGGTTAATATATGTTGTAATCATTTTGAGCATCTTATGCTGTGCTGGACGGAAACAGTTTTCTTTCATAATTGCAAGTTCCTCCAAACCAATCAGCTTGTATCGAATTGCAACTCCTGATAAATTTCCAGAAAAATTTTCATCAGTGAGTGCTGGAACCTGTGAAAGAAAAAAGAGATCTTTAAACAGGCGGTTTTTATAATTCTCCGCTGCGGCATCATCTGTCTTTTTCTCTATAAAATATGCCTGCCCTTTCTCATCCAAAAAGAGCAGTTTATTCTCACGCAGATTTTTTGCCGCTGTGCTTCCATCAGCCTCCTCCCCGTTCAGTGCATCCTCCAAGCCGCCTCCTGCACCAACTACCGCCAGATAGGCATCTGAAAAATAATCGGCATCGTTTGCACTGTTTGACTGGGCTTTATCATAGGCATCTATCACATCATAAAATGCCTCATAATCACCCATCAGCTCTTCATTATTTAAAAAACAGATAACTGGCACATCACCAAGCTTGTGTTCCTGTCGGTCTTCTAAAATCTCCACATAGTCAGCGACAGCATTTTCTCTGCGGTAATGGTATATAAGTGTTTCATCATACACATAAGCATGTTGATGCAGAAGCTTCCCATCAATATCGTAATCCTCTGCCAATCGAACTGCACATTCAAGATATTCCCCCAGTGTGTTTGAAAACACAGGAATAATATCTTCTGCATTTAGTTTCTTTATCCTAAGCTGTGGTTTCTCATCAATATACATTAACAGGAAACCAATTCCCTTCTTACTCGCTTCCTTAGATACATCAAAATTCACTGTATTGATATAATTGGCTGTCAGTATCTTGTCAAGTGCTTCCTGCAGTTTTTCATTCTCTGCTGTGTATCGAATTGGTTTTCCAATAAAATAGGCTGTTGCCATATTTGTCATATAACGCGCAAAGGCATGTGCTATCTTGTTATTGCTTTTCAACTCAGACATACTGCGGTTCTTAATTTCATTTCCAGCCTCATAATACTGCTGTGCCCTATAATACTTTTTTAACTCCTTCTTTTTAAACCTATTGATTAGTTTGGTTAAAAATTCTGGTTTCAGTACCTGCTCTTTGCTGAATTTATACATACTATACCCCCAGGGCTCTCTTTTTTCCTACTCTTGCCTTGCGTTTTCCCTTTACATCGCCGTTTATCATCTCAACAATCCCTGTTGTAGCATCCTCTGCGTCATCATGGTCATTTTTTCCTTTGCGCTGATATTTCTTCATATGCTTTGCATAATCCGGCCAGCGCTGTTCCCAGTCTTCTGGCATGATTAACTGGTCCATTACATTGGATGCATTGGTTAATATTCGTACTTTTTTTGGTTTGCTTTGGTGAAACCATGTCACCATGCATTTATAACATTTCAATATTTTAAGATATCGGATTGCATTTCTTGCAAATCCGCGCCCGCCATTGTTCGATTCAATCAAACACTCCCGCACACCGCTAAGCTGAAGTCTTCTTGCAGTTTCTGGTTCAGTTATCTCCATACCATCTTCTGTATAATAGACATCCAGTAGATATCCATACCGTCCAATCACTCCGGCAGATATTGAACAGAGGCTGTCTGTTCCCTCGTCTGCAGTGTCTGTGTAATTAATTATCCGCTCAAACTTGTCTGCATCCACAACACTGTATGTCTTAAATTCACCATAAAGTGCCCCTTTCTTGTCAATTGGCGTCTGCATATAGTTTGCACTCCAGATATTTTCATCGAGAGTTTCCCGCTTATCCTGCAAATCCTCTGTTGGGAAAAGATCTTCACAGGTGCTTACACCTTCTGGACCATCAACATCCAGCGCTGTCAGCTTCAATACATAACACTTATCTGGATATGCCAAAAGCAGCCTGCCTGCAAGGTCATCTGTCGCCCAGCGTGTCAGAACAATAATCCACAATGCCCCAGGCAGTGCCCTTGATGAGAGTGTATTTTTCAGATAATTCCAGTGGAAAGCTTTAACAGCATCATTGGCTGCTTCTTTAGCATTTTTAATTGGATCATCTATAATAATAATGTTCCCCCGCATACCTGTTACAGTGCCATCAAAACTTGTTGCCAGGTAGCTTGCATAACTTCCTTCAAGGCTCCACTTCATCACAGATGCATCCCCATATTTGACTTTGACCTGTGGGAAAAAATCTCTTGTAGTGTAGGAATCCTCTCCTAGTTCTCCTTCCTCCTGCACCATATCCCTTGTCGTTCTTGCAAATTCAGGAGCGATAATGTTGTTATAGCTGACAGTTATAATCTTATTTTTCACATTCTGTCCATAACACCAGTTGGCAAAATTTGCCAGTGTGTAGGACTTCCCATATCCTGGAGGCATGTTAATAATTAAATATTTAATAGGTTTTCCAGTCTTTTCATTTACAAGCTTTTTTTCATACGCAGCCTGCAGTGTACCGCACAGTTCATCCTGGTATGTGTGAATCTCTTTATAGAAATCTGGTTTTCTCAAGCTGCAGAACTTACGCAGATTCCTGCGCCCTTCACGAAGGTTTCTATCCCTTTCTGTCTCTTCCCTATTCATCTGTGCTTTATACTGTTCTGCCAGACTTCCCATGTGTTAAACCCCTTTTTTAAATAATTTAAAAAAGGCTTTAAAGCCCCTTAATGATATATCTCATGGGAAAGTACAAGTGCTGCAATATCATGTTCACGCCGCATACTTTCTGCTGTCACAGACATATGTGCAGCACTTTGGTACTCCCTGTTCTTTTCTCTTTTATAAATCTTACGCTTTTCACGATTTTCATTTTTGCGTTTCTGTTTTTCTATGGCAAAACCCTCACAGCCTTTCAGATAAGCGGATAAGCTTTGGCGCGATATTCCTGTCACTGCTGCGATATCATTTATGTGCATATGACTCTCAAAATAGTATGACCATGCAAGTTCTTTCCACGTTTTCATAATACCACCTTACTTTACATTTTTGTCCTTATATTTCAGGGCATGGAAAGACCACTGTACCTATAACATCAGACTATGTTTAAAACCTGTTTAACTTCGTTAAATTCGCTTTAAAAATATTCTGACGCAGAATTGTGCCCCTAAAAACAAAACCGCCTTACAGAGGCTTATACGCAGTCACTGTACTCTCTGCATCTGTACCTCCGTTTCCTCTGCTAACTGCATCAGCTTTTCTGCCACATCAGGATATTTTTCACCAAGTTCTGCAAAGATCTTATCCTGCATCAGCTGCATTGCAATATGGACTGCCCCCCGCTCTTTGCGTGCTTGTATCTTTAGCTTCTCATTGGACACCTGTGCACGCTGCAGTGTGGCGATGCTCTTGGCTGCCTCTGCTCTTGCTTTCGCATCCATCTCATCATCTACCATTGCCTCCATGATAATTTGGCTTGCCAGCAGGTTATTTGCCTCATGCAGTTCTGTTGCTGGTCTGTCCACGCTGTCCTCTGCCAGCAGCTTTGCAAATTCCTTTGCGATACGCACAGATTCAAATTTCTTTAAAAAACCTTTTCCATACCTGCATATGCTAGAGATATGTACCTCTTCCCCCTGCTCTGAAAGATAATCCGATATTGTTTCATAGGTATCTCCATTTAGCAGCCTGTTCTCCACTTCCTTTTTTAAAGATGTAGGAAGCCTGTCAATTTTTCCGTGGCTCCTGTTCTTCTCTTCCATATCAGCCGCCAATCCCTGGTATGTCCCCTGCATTTCCCTCAAGATAATCAATCCCCAATGCAGTTATGCCCACTAATGTCCTGCTGATTCCAAGCTGCCTGTTGTTAATATCCCGCACAGTTACAAGTTCTTTTAATTTCAGATAATGTACCTGCTCCTTCACATCTTCCTCTGTCAGATCATAACCTGCCTTTTTTAAAATAGATTTTAATACCTTTGTATCTGCACCGCCCTGTCCTGCCATCTGACAGGTGCTTAATATTTCCGCCCTTATCACTTCACGTTCTGCTGTGTCAACTATGTTACTCATCAAGAATAACCCCCTTATCTTCTATATCCCTCTCTGCCAGATTTACTCCTGCCGGCGTCAGCCATATATAACCGTCAAGCCAGTTCTTCTCGTTGACTTCAACATGAATATACCGTTTCGCTTCACCGCCTAGATAATATATTGCTTTTCTTATCTCATCATCGTTGATATAGCCTCTCGTTCTAAGCGCGCTCTTAAGTGCCATAATTCGGATATCCTGGCCATAGTACAAATAAAGCTTTTCTATAATATCGCCTCTAAGCGCTTTGGCCTCTGCTACTTTCAGTTCATCCATTCCTGTCACTCTCCTCACCAATCTTGTATTCTATCTTTTCAAGTCTGTTTTCTATGCCAGAAAAGGAGTTCTCCATCTTGTCAAGCGTTCTGGTGATACTGTCCATAGAAACAGTTATCTTTTCCAAGTTAAGCATCAGCATACTTTCCCGCTTTTCTGCTTCCTTTCGCAGCATTGTCTCCCGTTTTTCTGCCTCGCTGCGCAGCATCTCCTCACGCTTTGCATTTTCTGCAGCCATAATATCCTCATGCTTTCTCGCACTGGCAGCCATCTCCTCTATCTTTCCCTGCGTTTCCTTATATGCGGCATTTACACGCTTATCATCACCCTTGCTCTTACTGATAAAGTAACAGACAAACACAATTAAAAGTACTGGTGTTATGCCAATATCGATTATTTCTTTTAATGTCTCAAGCGTCCCTGCATCCATCATATCCACCCCCGTTATTTTCAATGCTGTTGACAGCATAGTGACTGCCGTTATCATGGCTGCAGCGGTATTCATTCCTTTTGTATTTCCGTCGCTCATTTATGCCCTCCGGTACAGGCACCCTGCTGTGCCTAAAAAATAACCACCATAAAGGATTATTGTCTTCCTCTATAGTGGTTATTTTATCACCTTATCTATTGATTGTACTTTCCACGCTGCAATTTTTCTTACAGCTGCAAATCTGCAATATTCATCTGTCCAGGCAGGAGTTTTTTGTGCTTCCCCTTTGTTATCTTATCCCGAATAATGTTATAGACTGTGGACTCACTCACATCATATTTCATAGCAAGCTCTTTAATATTGCCTCCATTATATTCTGTATAGATACATTTATATACCCTGTTTTTAACAAGCTCTTTCAATTGTGGTATATAAATTGAACTGCCTCCAAATGCAGTACACAAAAGTTTTAATCCCTCTATTCCCACCGCTTCAGCAATCGCCCTGTGGTTCTCCTGCAGGTCTTCCAGCGCAAGACGATCTATGACTGCCTGTTCGTTTGGTTTCATTATATGTCACCTCCTGCCTGTTTGTCCAGTACTTACTCTGCCTGCTGCACATGCTGGCGTTCCAGCATTTTCTTAAATGCTTCTATAAGGCTGCTGGCGCCTGTTCTGGACAGCCATTTATGGCTGTCCACCTTCGCATATTTTTTGCACATTCCATCCAGGCGCGTCATGTCTGGTTCTAATTTTTCATCCACCCAGCCAAGCTGTTTCATTAGGTCTTTTATATAACACATCTGTTTTGGCGTTGCAGCGTCTTTCACAGAATTATTGTTCTGTCTGCCTTCCATTGTATCAATTACAAGACAAGCCTCCATAGCGCTTAGTTCTTTAAGACTGCTGTGTCCAGTTATATCCTTTATCACAAGATGCAGAAGGTCATTATCCATGCCGCATTCACGGGCACATGCATATATTTTTCGCTGCTGTGCAGGTGTTATTCCTTTCATAATACTGTCTCCTTCCTACTGATTTGCAAGAATCTGTTTTTCCAGCGCATCCATGTCATAATCACTCTGCATTTTACTGTTGAAACAATTCTGCTTTTCTGGTGCTGCTGTCCTTCCTGCATCTTTCTGCCGCTGCAGGTTCCGCATAATGCCTGCAGTATATGTCTCCTTATAATCAGGATACCTGTCAATATGTATCCTTAGTGCCTTTTGAATCACATCTTTATCAAACCGTTCCCAGCTCTGCTCTGTCCTTTGTTTTACACTCTGGGCAATCCGTCCTGATTTGCGTGTCCTGCTTATTGTCCTCCAGTAATTTTCTCTTAACTCATCCATGAATGTACCCCCTATGCACCAATACCAATATTCATATCTCGCATTACCTTTGTCACATTAGCCACTGTTATCTGTTCAAATACAGCAGCAGTGTTGACAAACACATTCACCGCACCACGCAGCCCGTAATTTGTCTGGCATATCCGATAGAGCATGTCCAGTGATTGTGCATCTATCTCATACTGTCCAAAAATTCTGTTTATGTCCTCTCTTGTAATATCGATTGTCATTACTGGCTTTGCCATTCCAATTCTGGAAAAGAGCTGTGCAAAATCTGCCTTTCCAGTTCCCTTCATCCTGGTGTAAACCTCCAGATTTCCAATCAGGCAGATTCCAACGCATGACTCGTCTGATATACAGCGCAGATGATTCAGCGTTCTTGTTGTAAGATGCTGTGCCTCATCAATAATAATCACTCTGCCGCTTCCTTTAAGTTTTGATACAATCTCCTTTGTTATCCTTCGTGCCACACGCTCTCTGACACCAATCTGCTCTGCCAGAAGTTCATTTACTCCAGTTATACTAGAATAAGTGGGGCTTATCGTTATCCCAACTGCAAGGCTGTTCTCTTCCAGATAACGTCTAAACGCCATAGTCTTTCCAATCCCCGCATCACCATATACTACAGATACCTGTCCCTGTATGTGGCTGTACTTGATAGCATTCAGTACAGTGCGGCTGATATTTGTCTCCACATAGTCTGGTTTTCTGGGTGCCACTTTTTTCTTTTCTCTTAAGCTTAACAATTCCTGTACTTTTGGAATGATAGTATGTGGTGCTTTGTATGTCCCCTTTAAAAAGCTGCTTAATGCGCCTGTACTAATGTTCAGCTCTTTTGCAACCGCTGTCTGCGTCTTCTCTGTGTCAAGTATATATCTGCGCAGTGCATTGACTGCATCCTGCTCTGTCATTATTATTTTTTCCTCTTCCATAGTGTTTGTCCTTTCTTTAATCCTGCCTGCTTTCTTTTACCTTTTGCAGTCTTTCCAGTGCCTCTGTATAGTCAATCTTTTCACCGTTTCCCACAGCTTCTGCAAGCGCTGGCTGCTCAGAACTTCTGATTGGCACAATAACCTTTGGATCGATATTCTCACCAAGCGCCATCTTTCTTGCAGCTTCTTCCATAATCAGTGCCAACTCACTGTCCGTCTCGATACCCTTATTTTTCTTATAAGCCTTTACCATCTTTTCAAAACCGTGTATCTTCTGCATCTCACGCTGTACCTCTTCCTTTGATGCAAAATAACTCAGTACTGCTATCTGCTGTGCTGTTCCAATAAAACGGTCAAGTTCATCATAAACACGCACTTCCTTCAGGTCATCAGGATTATAACGGTAGTAGACCTTCTCCCCAAAATGATGATACAATAAGTCGGCTGATATAAAATACAAATCTTTCCCATTGATACTCAGCTTCAAACCGTTGCGGTTCACTTTTACTGTCCTTGAGTTTCTTAACATCATCAGATTCAGTTCATCTGCCGTAGCCATACGCTTCTCAACAAGGCATTCTGCATACACGTCATCTCTTGTTTTTCCGTCCATTCCCTCCCCAAAATGATTTCGTTTGTTAAAGTATCCTTGAATAAAGATATCAACATACTTTACAAATTCATCTCTTATAATAAAATTCTCTGCATCTTTTCCTGTCTTTTTGAGTCTCTCTGGTCTTTCCAGAATCGTTCCTCCTGTATATCCCTCAAAAAGTTTGGAAAAATCATTTTTCACGTCAAGAAACGCTCGCTCGATTATTTTTGCTTTTGCATTCCGCACCATTGCTGTCCTAAACTCAATGCCGAGGTTCTGCAGGATTGTAGGCGGTTCGTGTTCCTCTGTCTTTGCAGTTTTACGGAATCCGCGCCCGCCAATGTCATGTGTTAGAAATTCACGGCCGTTATCCGAATAGATTACCTTTGGAATGCCATATTTTTCAATTCCACGCCGTAATGCTGCAAGTGTTGCGTCTGATGAAGGCGCTGTTGTCACATACCAGCCCACCATCTTCCGGCTCCTGACGTCCAAAAATCCTGTCAAATAAACTCTTGTTGGTTTCTTTACTCCTTTGTCATGAATAAAAACATCAAAAGTATGGTTGTCGCATACCCATATGTCATTGCTGTTCAGATCACGGTAGCTCCTTATAATATGCGGGGCGCATTCGTCCATCATCGCCTTGTCGCCGAACCTATAATATTTCAGTACTGGTATCTTGATATTCCTTTCGATCTCCCTCGCAAAGGTCGTCTCGCTCGGCAGCGGCAGCAGGCCTTCCATTCCTCTGCGTTTCAGCTGCAGCTCTGTCAGCTCCATACATTTCCTGACACTCTTTCTGCTCTGGTCAAGATAGAAGTTTTCAAAAATTCCAAACACGTAATCATCAATCACCCTGCCATGATTGTCATGCTTCCCCCTGCGGTCAACCAGGGAAGCCTCCCCGTGCTGCCGCAGGTACTGGTCTTTACGCTGCAGTATTCTGCGCGAAAACTGCATATCTGGATATCTTTCTTTAAGCACCTTTATATGAATGGCATCTGCCTCTGCCATATTTTTGTTTCCATTCTGGTCACGGTATTCATTGCGGAAAATATTCCACTCTGCAAGAATCTGCTTCCATAAGGTTATCTCTACCCGCTCCTCCTCTGTATAAAGTTCCAGATTGGGTGTTTCAGGGGCAGCAGCTTCCTTCATTTCTTTGGAATGCTGCCTTGCAAGCCTGCGCTTATATTTCTTTTGAAGCTCTGGTTCTATGTTTGCTAGTGGGATTAAGTAGCTCTTCCCGCCCCTGCCAACAGCCCCGTAAGTTTCCTCTGCTTCCAGCTTTCTTTCAAGGATAAGTTTCCCTGCGTACTGGACCGTGCATCCCCTCAAGTCCGCATACTCCTTTATTGTCAGGCGTTCCATTACATCGACCTTCTTTCTAAATATAAAGTGTACAACACATTCATTATTTCTCAATTTAACCTATAAAAAGGATATTCCATTAATCACCCTCACAGCCCTATTGCATTCTATTTAAGATAATGCTATAATAAGGCTGTCATTTTATACTTGTGGCGAGGATCTCCCAAATAATTCCTTGCCACATTTTCTTTTTATAGATTGTTTCTATAACTCTTCCAGCCATATATGCTGCTGGAAGAGTATTTGAATTTATGTTATATTTTCCTTAAATCAGTTTGACCGCTGATAAAAAATTTAAGGAGGTGTAACCCATGCAAAATTTTTCAGACAACTATAAAATTTCAGTTTAGCCATCTAAATTTTTATTTATTTCCGCTATCATTTGCACAAATAACTCAACAAATGAATCTACTTCTACACTCTGCTTTGGCAATGTTCCGTTTATTGCAACAACTACTGCTTCGGCTATTTGTACTGCAAGTTCTGGATTTCTCACTTCCTTTATTGCTATATTATAAGAAACAATATACGCTTTTGTAAGTTTTTCTGCCTGCTGTTCTATACTCATTTTTTCTCCTTTTATCATAATTTTGTAGTTTACTCTGCTCAATTTTTAGTTTTCAAACAGTCTCTCCAAATCCTTATCTATGCACCCTCCGTCTTGTTTTCCCTTGCGTTTTTTTGATTTTCCCCTTATACTATACTTACAGGCTGTGCCAACAGTCGAGTACACATAGGAGGAAATTTAATTATGGCAAAGAAACTTTTTAATGTTAACAAAGCATTGGGGATCACCAAGACAAAGCGCAAAATTGCAAAAGCTACAGGTGTGCCAACCACCAAAGCAGGGCGACAAGCTAAAGTAGGCAGAATGTTCGGCATAAAATAATTCCTCTCTGCTCCTGCTGTCAATAGCCCGATTCTGGCAGGAGCATTTTTCTTCATTTTCTTTTCAAACCGCATCATCAATCTCCAATATTTCTGCTATCTTCGCTATATACTTTTCACCACTCCTCTCACCAATAAGTATCTTATAAAGATACTGTTTATTACACTTAAGCATTCCTGCAAGCTCCATCTGTGTCATGTTTTTGTCAATAAGTCTTTTCTTTACTCGCTTTCCAAACAGGGTAAGCTCAGCTCGTCTTGCCATTACTCATCACCTCCATGCCCTGTTTATTATTCCGCTCCGAACAGTCCGTTCTGACCTTATCCTGCAGATCTGGCATATGGAACTCGACTGCCGAAATAAGAAAAACAGGAGTCATTATGGAGAGCCAGTCGTGGTTGCATTTATATCTGTGACGGCATGATGCGCACGGCTCTCCAAAATCTGCTGTTTCTTCGTGGAATGCCTGCTTGTGGAATGTCTTTACATGCTGTATTATACAGTCAGCCATCTTGCCGTAATGTCTGAGTTTTTCGCACCTGTGCAAAGCCTCATTAAGCTGTTCCATAATCTCGTCCAGGTTCGCTACTGTTATCCTAGTCATTGGTATTTTCCGACGCGATGCCAGTTCCAGTTCCATCTGATCCAATTCTTCCTCGCTCAGCACCTTATTGCTTTCGCCCAATATCCTCACCTCCTTCAATATGCTTTTGATATAATCCGCATTCTTGGCTTTCAGCCAACCTTTTTCAAAGATACTCGACTCACCACTTCCAGCGTGTCCAGGATGTTCTTCACCTGCTGTTATCTCCTATTTCCTAATTTTGTGCCCTGAACGGGACTTTTTTTGCCGGAGAATCCCGACTATTGAGATTTGATTGAAGAAATGTTATGATTATGGGGTTACAAAAAACCCTTGTAAAAATAGTATATCTGTAAATATGTAGAATGTCAATCAGCAAATTACATATTTGTAGATTTTCTACATATTTGCAGTAGAAGGAGTTATATGGAAATTAACATGTTATCCATTGGAGAAAGAATAAAGACACGAAGATTAGAATTACATCTCACACAAACAGACATATTTGAAAAATGTGGTATTGCATCGGGTGTTTTAAGTAGAATCGAAAACGGAAAAAATGTTCCTTCGATCATAACCTTTTATAAACTATCTCAAGTATTAGAATGTGACATGAATTGGTTAGCCACAGGTTTATCTACAAATATGCAGAATTTTACTTTCTACAAAAATGAAGAAGAACTGATTGGTGATTTTCGAAAACTTTCTGATGATGATAAAGAAGAACTTATTGAAATATTGCATCTAAAACTCCGAAGATCACAAAAGACAAGAAATGTAAATGCAAAATCATTCAACTCGATAGATGATGGCAGTTTGACAGGTTAACTTTTTCTTTGCTTTTATGAATTACTTATCACCCAATTTTT